GTGGCGAGTTCAACTATCACGGCTTCCAGACACTGGCTCATGCCTATCGGTGGGACAACGTGGTGGATGTCTGCGGGCCGTGCTTTGACAAGCTCAGGAAGGAAGCAAGCAAGGCAGACCGCGACGCAGAGCAATCGAAGCTCCAGCGGTTTTTCGATGCCGTGAAGAAGTGGAGTCCGCAACAAGACGTTGAGAATCAACGGCCTGGGTGCGCAGTACCATGCGCAATGCCATGAATGAGCCGCTACTACCGGGAGACTTCGGCGCAGATTGCGGCTAGGCTCAGATGATCACTTCGCGGCCACGTTCTTGGCCTTCTCGTAGGTTCTCATTCCGCTGAGTCCGAGCATTCCAAACAGCACTTGCATGGTGATGCTGGTATCGATGGACGGGAATGGCCCGTTGTACCCAAACGACACCTGAGCGACGAATCGCGCCACAGGCTCGATGATGCCGACATAGGCCAGAGCAGCGCCGCAGCACCATCCCACAAAGGGACGCCAGCCACCGACGAAGGTGGACCCGCTCTGCGCCTCTGCCGTGTTGACGCCGACTTGAGCGAGGTCGTTCGCCTGCTCGATGCGCTTGGCTTCCAGTTCCAAGGCCATGCGCTCCTTGTCGGTCGTGATGAAGTGCCCCGCCACATCTCCGACAGCCTGAACGAGCGTTCCGATTCCGAGGATGTCCATCAGGCGTCCTTCAGCGTTCTGTTGATCCAGCCCAGCAGGAACTTGGATTGCGACCTGTCCCGATTGACGATGGCCGCATACCGCGCCACCTTCGCCAAGGCATACAGGGACGCGAACAGGCGCTCGTCCATCCCGTTGATTGCCGCGATGGTCTTGGGTCCAATCACGCCGTCAGGAGTGGTCCCTACGACAAGCTGCGCCATCGAGAGAGCAGACGCGCCCATGTTCACATAGGCCGAGAAGATCGACCCGGCTACGGCTTGGCTGGATAGCTCATCGCCCTTCATCCGCTCCCAGAACTGCGCACGGTAGAAGTCCCGCACCATCTCAGCCGATGGCGTCTTCTGCTTGTCCACCATCTCCCAGCCGTCCCAATCGGGATGAGCCTTGCGAGAGATGCCCGCGAAGGTCTGCCCGCCACGATCGCCCGGAATGTCCGTGAGTTGGTAGCCACCCTCGGCCACGATCATGCGTTCAAACGCTGGGAGGAAGTCGGCCATGTCAGACCCGGTCCTTGTCCTTGCGCTGCTCCTGCGCCATGTCAGCAAAAAAGAAGGACGTCGTGTGCAACTCATCCATGAACCGGCTGAACACTGGATCATTCTTCCGGCATGTGCTGGCAACCAGTGAGCGAGGCCGGAAGAACGCCACGATGCGCTGCAAGATGCTCATTTCTTCATCCTCTCTGCTACAGCTATCCGAAGCTCGATCAGCACCTGGGAGAGCTTTTCCAGGCTGCTGGAGTGCTTGTCCATGTGACCAGACAAGGCTTGGCCGTCCTGGCGGCGTGCCTTGCGTTCCTCGATCAGCATCCAGGCTAGAAGCCCCACCATGCCCGCCAGGGACAAATTCAAGGGTGTAGCCTCCGAGATGAAAGCCTTTATTGCGGCTTGGATAGCCTGTTCCATGCATCTGGTTCCTCTCTGGTGTTGTTTGGGTGTAGGATGGGAGGATGGAATTCACAGAATTCATGTGGTGGAAGCTGATCGCCTTCGGCGTGATTGCATTCCTAGCTGGCCTTTTCGGCTACTTGCCTACTGAGCGGCGAGGACCGGGAGCGAACGGGAAGCGCCGAGACTGAGAAGCCCGACAGGTTCAGGCAACCCGCTGGACAGGCTCAACAGGCCACGCTGAACAGGCCCAGAAAACATCTGAGCGCGGGCCATGTATGGAGCGAGGAATGGAACCGCAGCCACTGCACCCATAGGCCCAATGGCTGCATGACCCCCAATCCCTGCCGCCGTGGCTCCAGCCATAGAAAGCATCGACTTCAGGTTGTGAGAGCCAAGGCTTCCAACCTGCTGCGGCGTCTTGGCGACAGTTGGGAATGCGCTTGCGAACATGCCCGCCGTCTTCAGTTCATCGGATAGCGGTGCGCCCTTCTCGTACAACCTGCCCAATACTCGCGCATCAATCGTCCCAGCTGAGTCGTTGAGTGCGCGGCCTACCGTGTAGGTCTTGGCAATCTCCCTGCGTGCATCGCGCAGGGCGGGGATCAACTCATCCTTCCCGGCGTTCTTGGCATGTTGTTCTAGGGCCGTTTCCAGATCAGTCGAAAGTTGCCTGAATTCCTTTGCCTTCGTCAATGCTTCAGGGTTCTTTGTAGTGTTGAAGTATGTGAACCAATTGTTTGCATCAAACCGAGCTTGCTTCAATGCTTCAAGATCCGATGCCGCTTGAGGCGATAGCCCAGCCACCTCCGCATAGGCCCGTCCAGCCGTCTTTCGAAGGTTCTCCAAAGCATTCAGAGACAATGGCACATCCGCAGGAAGACCCAAGGCATCCCGCACAAGTCTTTCAGTCACCTGAGCGTTCTTGTTGGACGCAAATTGCTGTGTTGCAATCTTTCCTGACGTTGACTCGATCACCTGATTAGTAAGACTCGGGTTGATCATGTTGGGTGGGATGACGTATCCCGCCTCCAGAGACTGCCTTGCGGTGTCAAGCGTCCTTTGGTTTGGTCCGGGTGTACTGGATAGCATGTTGTTGATTCCACGGCCAGCAGCGCCCATCGCCTTGGTGATTCCAGGGATTGCGCCTCCAATCGCCGCACCAAGTCCTGCATCTTCAGGGTTCACCATGCCAGCAGAGGCACCACCAACAGCAGCGCCAGCCCCCATCCGTACTGCAGCATCCGTCAGCGCAGGCAACTGTGCCCCGGTCTTGAACCCACCCGTAGACATGGCACTAGCCACCGTATCCAGCATCGGGATAGCCCCAACGCCTGCACGCGACGAAAGTGCGGACACAGCGCGAAATGGCGCAGCAAGCACGTTTCCAGCACCAGCAGTACCAGCGATCTCGCCGCCAAGCTTGCCGCCTTGGTAGAACCACGAATCCGGCTGCGCACCGATGGCCTGCATGTTCTGGTCGATACGCGCCCGACGCTGATCATTCTCAGCGCTGCTTTCGAACGGTCGTGCAAGCGTGGCTCCGATGCTGCCAGCACCGCGAACGAGGCCGGTCAAAGCGTTCAGAGCCGCCTGCGATGCTCCACCGAAAGCATCACTGCCTTGCGATGGGAACGCCCGCGCCCCTTGGCTGATCGGGTCGTTGTTGATCTGATCAGCGATCTGTTGGCGCGTGAGCATCTGACGCGGCTTCGACTCTCCGAAGACTTCGGGATCGAAGGCAGGCTTCTGAGAGGTATCACCGAAGACATCAGGATCGAATCCGGCCATCACTTGCTCCCAAACAGCGGATTGGAGTTGGCCCAGCCTTGCAACTGGGAGAAGAAGCCGTTGTCCAGCCTGCCATATTTGTTCTCGTACTTCCGAGCAAACTCAGCGACCTGTTGATTGCGCTTCTGCAGGGCGATGTATGTGTCGATGATCTTCGTCCGACCCTGTGCAGATTGAGCCTCGTTCGGAGTCATTCCGGACAGGAACTTGCGGTCGCCATCAGACAGCGCACCCGGCATCCCCGCGCCGCCGCTTGGATTGCGAAGCGAGAGCGCCGCCTCGTTAGCCATAGCCCGCGCTGCCTCGACGTTCGGAAGGTTCTTGTTGACCTTGACGCCGATGGAGTTCAGGTAGCTTGCAACGTCGTACCCTGTCGGAGTCAGCCTGCCACCATCTACGTCAGCCAGCAATCGGCCAATCTGCTGGTACTTGGCGATGTTGTTGGGCGCGGCATCTGCTGCCGACATGATCGACTTGCGCTGCTCAACAACATCCTTGGCGGTCTGCTCTGCGTAAACGGTATCTGCTTTCGGTCCAACCAGAGCGGCTGCTTTTTGCGCTTCCGCCTCTGCGACACTTTGAAGGACAGGCCGTCCACCGCTAGGCATACCCTGCGCAAGCCCCAGCGTCGGATTGCGATAGCCTGGAGCAGTCATGTTCACCGTGGGAGGCGTTGTGAACCCTTGCGCCGCTGAGTCGCGTGCGATGAATGCCGCCAGTTCCTGCGTGATGGGTGCGCCCCTGTTGATCACACTGCCTGAAGACGTTGGCTGTCCTACAGGCGCGGCTTGAGGTTGTTTGAACGCTTCCAAATAGTCGAATGTGCTTCCTCCATACGGCCTTCCATCTGGCGTCCTGTATGTTTCAGGCAACGGAGTGCCTCGGTTCTCCGCGCCCTTCTGTACTTCTGCGTACTGGCGAACAGCATCTAGAGCGCCCGGAGGGATTGACACACCTACACCGCCCTTCCCGTCAGGGGTCATCACAACAGACCGGCCATTGCTGTCCATCTGCATCCCAGGTTGGAATCCTCCATTGAACCCCGGATCGTTGGTGTTGAATGTGTATCCGTTTTGCGTCACCCAGTTCGGCTGCGACTTCTTGAAGATCCACTCGGCAATGTTCTTGCCGTCGTTGGTCGCCAAGTCGAAGTTGATCGCTTCTCTCGGGATGCCCTGCAAAGGATTGCCAGCGTTCAGGCGTCCAATCTCCTGCTGCTGTACCTGAGCATTGCCGATGGTCGGAGCGAGGTTCCCCGTCCGTGCAATCGTGGCGTCGTTGGCCTGCGGGACGCTGGAGTCGATGCCGCCGAGCAGGCTTCCAATCAGACTGTTGCGCCGCTCAAGCTGTGCTGCCTGCTGCTTTCGAAGCTCGATCTGCTGCTGCACATCCAGCAGTTGAGCCTTCATCATCGCCTCCTTCAGCGGCGCAGTCTTCGCCTCCTGATAGGCTTGGTTAGCACCAAGCAGGCCGCCGCCGAAGTTTCCCTGAAGCAAGCCGCCAGCCAGCGACATGATCGCCGCGCTTTGGGGATCGTCCCATCCGTTGCCGAGTAGTCCCATGCTCACCCCCACCATCCAAGGTTCTTGCCGAGTTGCGCTGTGCCGAGCATTCCTCCGAGTGCGCCCCAGGTTCCGCCGCCCGTGTTGCTGTTGCCGGTCGTGGTGTTGTTCTGGTTTCCTACGCCTCCGTAGATGCTCGATGCCGACCCAAGAGACGACATCGGGCCCGTCATGCCCATGTTCCACAGTTCAGCACCCAATCCAAGCTGGGTCAGGTCTTGTCCGCGCTGTGCGGTGTAGAAGTTGTTGTCGATCTGCTGCTGTTGCAACCCTCGGTTCTGCTGGTTCTCGTAGGCACCGCCGTACATGTTCGCCAGGGCGCTGGAAAGGCCCTCACCAGCACGTCCGATGGCTAGACCCTGCGCCACCCCTTGCCGTGATCCACCGAGCCCACCAGACGCGATTGCGTTGTTCTGGATGGCAGGAAGCCATTGCTCATTCAGGGTGTTGGTGTACTGGCGAGAAAGAGCATCGCCCATCTGACTGATGTACGGGTTCGAAGACCATTCGAATCCCGTGTGCTGGGTTGCTGGCGCTGCTGCTCCCCCTAGCGATCCAGTGACAGACGATGAGCCAGGGCCGGCACTCGGCAATGTTCCTGTGAACCCTGCACTCGGATCAAGCGATGCCGTTCCGTCTGCTAGGTACTTGTTGATTCCCGCCATCTGCGTCGGGTCAACCAGTCCGCTGAAGTCGTGGGCGAACCCCTGAGCGTTGTAGGCTTGATTCTTAGGACTGATGCTGTGCGCATAGTCTGCGTATGCAGCGGGATCCATCCCAAGAATGGATGCCATGTTCGCATCACTGATCCCCATCGAGGACTGTGCGCCCGTCAGCATCTGAGCGTCGTTCGTGGGTACGTTGTACGGGTTGAAGTCACCGTTGAACGCCCACATGTTGCGGCCGGTCGCTGTTCCGTTATCCGGCGTGATACCGGAGTACGGTGCCATGTTCTGATTCAGGAAGTTTCGCGCCGCCGCGATCTGCTCAGGAGTGAGTTGGTTCAGGTACATCACTTCCCCCCTTTGGCTGCGTAGCCGTTACCCGCTACAGGCATCGCCAACAGACCGCCGCCGATGTTCTTGAGGTTGTCCCACCCGCTCATGTCCTGAGAGCGATTCAGGGCCGTCTGCGTCTGCTGGAGCAGTCCGTTCTGCCCAGTGATGTAGGGCAGTAGCCATGAAGGGACTGACTTCGTGTCCGTCGAATTCTTGTTGTTCCCGGCAGACCCAGCGAGTGCGCCCAGGCCGGTAGCGAGTAGGCCAAGACCTTTCCCAGACATGAGCGAGGAAAGCATGTTCCCTGCGCCACCACCCGCCGCAGCAGCGGACTCCAGCACGCCTGGAGTCGATGCCGACAGTCCTGCGCCCATGCCCTGCTCTAGACCGTACATGTCCGCGAGATTGGCCGCGCCTGCAGCTGGTGCGGTGGACGCGAACGTGCCGCCCGTCCCAAGACTTCCAGCATCAGCAAGACCCGGCAGAGCAGTACTGCCCGCCCCCATCCCTTGCAGAGCCGGAAGCCCAAAGTACATGGCCGCAGCAGCAAGACCGCCCTTCGCCAGCATCGAACCCATCGACTCGGGTGCCTGCAATTGGCCCGTGCTGGTCTGGTTTCCGTTCAGGTCGTAGTTGAACCACTGGTCGCCGGGCCTGTTCGACTGAGGCGCAGCGTAGATGCCCTGCACATCCTGCAGCGTGGTCGAACCTCCGCCGTTCTCGTCGCCACCATATGAACCCGTGGGCGCGTAGTACATGCCGTTGAGCATGAACCCTTGCCCGTTCTGGAGAGACTTCAATTGATCAGGCGTAAATTGCATGGTGTTACCCTAGGTAGGAGTAGGTCGCGGAGGACGATGAATAGCGGTAGGCACCTTTGCCAGATCCGGGGTTCCAGTTCGTCCCATCGGCGAAATAGATGCCGTCCTGCGGCCTCGTAGGTGCTGCGTTCAGATACCGAAGGGGGATGCCGCTTGATTGCGTGTTCGCAGCGGTCTGGATGCGCTGGAACTCTCTGCGGAGGTAGTCCGCCATCTGCGCTGGATCACTCGGCGGTGTCGCCGGAACATAGGTATCCATCAGAACTCCCCATCCTCGATCACATCAAGCTCAATGGCGCGGTGCTTCCAATCCGTCGCCGTGGTGGACATCTTCCACGCCACGTACTCAGCAGAGTCTGCGAACGCATCAATGTTCCGCGTCGTTCCCTGCGTCATCGTGACCGCAGAGGAATAGCTCGGAGCCGTGTCAGGCATGGATGCCGACCCGTGATAGACGGATGCCGTGTTGGCAGCGGTAGCGTCTACATCCATCCGAGATGTGTGCAGCGTCTTCTTCGTGCTTCGCTTGTCGAAGTGGATACCTGTTCGCTCAAGAGTCGCAGTGATCGTCCCGCCCAGGTCAGTCGTGCCTGATTCGAACAGGCCCAGCTTGGGGGAACTGGTGCCGATGATCATCCGCTGCTCTTTGGCGATGGTCGTGGGGAGAAGCCCGTTCGTCGCGGCGGTGACGTTCAGCGACCGATGCGAGATGCCCCAGGTGTCCATCTCCCAATTCCAGAACACTGCTCCATTGCAGGTCGTGGAGTTTGTTCTCGGGTAGAAGAACCAAACCTCTTTCGTGTAGTGATTCGTTGAGCAAAACGCCCGCGTGCCATAGGTGCTGTCAATGTCACCTTGCAGATACTGGCGGATCCGTCCTTCAGCGATGGACTTGGAGATTCCGCCTTGATGGATGCGGACATCGAGCGACTTCGTGACGAAGACCTGTCCAACGTCCGTGTTGGTGACGCAGTTCACCGCGAGAAGGGAAACGGGATCACCCACGGGTCGGAAGTCGAAGACATCGTTACCGCCAATCCACCGCATCGTGTAGCGCCCATCATCCTTGTAGATGTGGTTGACTTCAGCCCACGGCAGACAGTCGATCAGGAAGCCATTCGTGTCGTCAAGTTCGACGTTACCGGCGTCGTTGGTTGCTGCGGAATCGAACGAGGTCGGAAGCGCACCCGGTTCAGCAGCAGCAGACCACAGCACCCTGCGCGGGTACTTCGTGCCGCTCATGGTGGGAGCGAGTTGGACGAACCAGTTCCCGAAAGGTCTGCCCACATCAGCAACGTAGGTCAATAGCGGAAGCTGTTTCATCTTGACCGATGTGTCACCGGCCCAGTAGAACAGACCCTCCGACGGGTGATTCAGGATGAACACTCCCGACAAGTGCCCGCCAGTTACCTTTGTGTCCGCAGTCCCAGACATGTCTACAGATGCGCCGCTGATGACCGTGTAGATAATCGCCCCCGTTCCGCTGTAGGTCGCAGGGCTTGGCGTCGATGACGATGATGCGTCATAGTAGAACTGTGACGCCGTGGGAACGCTGTTGATCACATCACCAGCAGATGATGTGTTCCACATGGCAGCATTGGTGCCAGTTGCACCGGATACAATAACAGTTTCCGAGCCGCTCAGTCCGTGTGCAACCGTTGTCACAAACAGGCGTTGCGCACCGGTCACTGTCCCATCGTCAGCTACAGTATAGGTTGGGACGTTTCTCTTGTACGGCGTGATCTCCGTCCGCGTTGTGCCGTCGTGGCAGTAGATTTTTGCAGTGCCGACTTCCAGCACAAACCGCTTTGTCGTGGTCTGGTAGGTGAACAGGCCGTAGGACGTAATGCTCGGAGTCGCCATGATCTCGGCGATGCCGCCCACCTTCTCGTCCACGCCATTCCTGAAGCGGAAGTTGTTCGCATCGGACCAGTAGCCTAGCTCCAACTCCGCTGGCAATGCGTCCTTGTTGACGCCCTTCCCGCACTTGATGGTCGTCTTCATCGTCCCGTCACCATCATGGGAGAACCGGAAACGTCTTCAGCATCGTTCTGCTTCTCGATCTCGCGCTTGGCCTGCTGGTACTTGCTTTCCCACAGTTGGGCGCGTTGGTCCTGAACCAGATCAGTCGCGGCCTCAACCAGCGAGGCATACAGCAGCAGATCCGGCGCATCCGTAATCAGCCAGTTGGAGGTATTCGAATCGCTCAGAGCGTCGAGCTTCTTGAAGTAGACCCCAGCCACCGTATAGGACGAATCCGGGTACGGGCCGAATATGAACGAGGTCGCATCTCGAGCAATGAACCTTGGCGTACTGTCAGCCGAGCGTGTCGGATACGCCGTGTAGATCCACTCTGCATCCTTCCTCTGCAGGCGCGTGATCGGTGCCGTGGTCAGTTGCGCGTGCTTCAGGTCGAGATACCCGGAAGGAAGAGAGATAGTCCCCGACGAAATGGCAGAACTGAAGGCCGTTTCCATCTGACGCAGGCGCATCTCCCGATAGATCCGCGCCTCTGCCATCGTGATGTAGTCGACGATGTAGCTCGTCAGGTCGGAACGATGCAGCCGCCGAGCAATCAGCGCCTTCATGTCCGAGTAGCTTGCGATGCTCATAGCTTGCCGTACCTCTCGGTATAGTTTTCACCCGGCGTAGGCTGGAACTTCAGCAGCGGGCAGGATTCGGGCAGGGTCACTTTGATGCCCTTGCCCATCGCTAGGCCGAGCAGGAAATTGATGTTTGGGTGCTGGTGCTCGTAGCGTTCATCGCCCACTAGATCGACTCCATAGACCGCAATCTCTTCTGCACCCTCATGGATGGCGAGGGACAGCATGTATGCCACTGAGGAACACCAGACGCCACCCGTGGTCTTGGCGACCTCATCAAGCGGGAAATTCTCCTGCGTGTAGACCCGAGCGAAGTCATCAAACCTCGACCTATCAGCGCCGTCGTGCATCTCGAAGACACGATCAAAGCGCACCGCTTCAGGGTCCCACGCAAGCCCCCAAACCTCGTAGCCGTCCCACTTCGCAAGTGAACGAGTTGGAGACAGTCCGAGGATGAGGACTCTCAAACCCACTTCTGATGCACCTTTGCGATGGGGTTGCCGTCTACGGTCATCCATGCACGCTCGTTGGCCTGGATGTAGAGCATGGCCCGCTTGACCTCTTGCGGGTCAGCAGAGAGCAGGTTGTACCCCTGGTTGATCAGGGCTTGAACGTGCTCAAGCGGGATGGACGCCACATGGAGCATCTGCTGCCCCTTGGAACCGACCATCACCCGACCGTTGGCCCGCTGTTCCGCGTTCGCCAGAATAGTTTCTTCCGGGTCATAGAAGGTTTCGACAACCATCTTCCCGGAGTGTTCGTCAAGATGTGACTTCTGTAGCATTCAACAAAAAAGGGGGCCGAAGCCCCCTTCCCTCACGGTTGATTTCAGTAGTCGCCCAACCAGACATAGGAAACGCGCACGGTGCCACTGATGGTCTGGGTAGCGTCCCCGTCCACATCAGTGGTCGTCGCATAGGCCGTGTTCAGGTAGATGGACTTCGCAGTCGAAGTGCCGTCAAACTGAGCCGCAGCCGCCAGAGCCGCACTCACCGCAGTGCCCGCCACGTTGACCGTGGCAGACGAGGTGAACGCAGTGCTTGGCAGAAGGTCCGCAGCGGTGCCCGACAGCGTGGTTCCGGTCGCAGCAGCCGTTCCGAGAGCGATAGCCCCGGTGGATGATGCGTTCAGCGTGCTGGCAAGTGCCGAAGTGGTCTTCTGTTGGAGGGTCGCAGTGACCCCAAGGACGAACACCCGGCCTTCCGGGAAGGTGTACAGCTTCGTACCTTGGTACTCGGTGCCATTGACAACCGCCTGAGGTACGTTGTCCAGCGTCAGAACGAACTGACGGAATGAACCCATGTCCTCGCGCTTGATCGAGATGGAACCCGTAGACGGAGGGTTGACGGTACCAACCCGGCTCTTGTCGTCGGTGATCTGAAACGATCCCTTGTCCTGAATGATCTGCATTTGTGCTCCTAGTGGGGGAGCCGAAGCCCCCCCCAGTTCATCAGGAAGTGGTCAGGTCGTAGACCGCACCGTGGGCCTTCTCGTTGGACACTTCCATCGTGTACTCAACGAGAATCTGCTTGCGCTCCGAGTCGCCCGTCTTCGCCAGATCGGTCGTATGGAAGTTGCGCAGCGTGCAGAACTTCAGATACTCCATGTCCACGAAGAAGATCGAAGACGTCGGAGCCTGACGGCACGGAACGAGCTTCACTTCGGTGCCCAGCGGGTCAACGTAGATTTCCACGTTGTTGACCACCTTCGTCTTCGCGCCGTCCTGCGTCTTGGTGCTCGATCCAGAGAACGGGGCAAACTTGCGCTTCTGGAAAGCGTTCATCACGCCGGTCAGCGAAGAAGGTGCCGAGTTGGTCCAGATCAGCGCCAGAGCGGCTTCCACCTGCGTCTCCAGCAGGGCGCGTGCCGTGCCAGTGGTGTAGATGTCAGCGCCAGTGCCCGCAGCGGCAGTGCCATCGCTGGCCTTGTCGATGTTGGTCTTGACGTAGCAGGACAGGCCCGCGAGCTTTCGCGCCGTGGTGTCACCACCCGCCACGTAGGCCACGTTCTGAAGGAGCGTCGTCTCGACGTCCCGCTTCAGCTCCTTCATCTTGTCTTCCATCTCGCGTGCGAGAACGGAACGCATCCCGGCCTTGTCCACCGCTTCCTGGGTTCCGGTGACGCGAGCCACCTTGTCCGAGATTTGGCAGTAGTTGTAGATGCGGGTGTTGCTGTTGGCGGCGTCCGTGGTCGCGTCGTCGCCTTCAAGGACGGCGTTCGAACCGCTGGCCGCAGCCAGTGCGCGGGTGAGCCATTCGTGCTTCGTGCTGGTCGCCTTGCCACGTGGCATGTTCGACAGGACAGGGGTTTCGACGGGCGACACGTCGTAGATGATGTCGCTGAGGTCTTCGCGATTGCCGACCGCTTCATAGGTCGCAAGGGTGCTTGATGGCATTGCCATGATTGGTACTCCGGCGTCTTTCGACGTTTGGGGTTAGACCTTGCCGGTGGCGAGAAGATATGCGGCCACTGAGCCACCCTTCCCACCACTGCGGCGAACTTGTTGCCTGAGGTCGGCAATCTTTGCTTCTTTCGAAGTCGCTTGCTGCTGTCCCGGCTTCACGATCACAGGGGCTTTTCGGACCTTGTTCTCGATAGCGGGCTTGGCTGTCTGCAGCTTGTCGAACATCATCGCCTTTCGGACGATGGCGATCTGTTCCGCGCTCGACTCGTTCAGGGCCTTCAGTTGAGCATCGGAGAAGCCTTTGGAGCGGCCCCAATCGATGATCTCCTGCGACTCCTTCTGAGCCACTGCACGGTCCTTCCACTCGGGGATGACTTCAGGCAGGCGCTGCATCTCCTTCTGGAGATACTCGGCGCGTTGCCGGACGATTCCCTCGGTGGCTCGCTGGCGTTCTGCGTTGACGTTCTGGAACACGCCCTGCAGTTGTGCATTGCGTTCTTGGAACTTCTGCCGCAGTAGGGCCGCTTGGCCCGGGTCCGCTTGCTCGAGCGCGGGCCAGTTGATCGACTGGAATTCGCGCATGAGTTCGGAGGCCGCAACCTTCGCCATGCTTTCGACTTGCTGGATACGAGCTTGTGCAGCTTGCTCGACCTCCTGCATCCGTGCGTCTGCTGCCTTGCGTGCTTCGGCGGCTTCGCGCACTTTGTTTTCGGCGTGCCCCTGGAGTTGGTATGTCTTGAGCAGATCCGCGAGTTTGGCTTTCGACTCCGACCCGTCGATCTTGGCTTTGATGATCAGCTTTCCGTCGTCTCCGACATCGAGCGAATCCTCATCAATTCCCAAGACCTCTGCGAGGTCAGCGGTCGATAGCGACTGCGTTTCCGGCTCAGTCGAATCGCCTTCAGGCTTTTCCGTTGCTGCGGGTTCAGGCGTTTCCGCCTTCGGTGCTGGTGCGTCGTCAGCAGCTAGGTAACGCTCCAGTCGGTCAGTGATACTTGCGCCGCTGTCTTCAGCGGTAGGGTTCTCGACTTCCAATTCACACTCCTGGCGGTCGTCTCACGACGATGCGCCTTGCCACAATCAAGCCTCTCGGCTCAATGGCTGGTGGCTATCAGCCAGTGACTAACGGCGGAAGATGCGCAGTGCGCTCCGCTTCTCGATCTCTGAAATCTGGACTTGCGCCATTTCCCCGTCCTCAATCACCCGCTCAATCTCACGGATGATGGATGCAAGGATCTGCTTGGACAGGATGATCCGCTGGGCGCGTTCCTTGTTGTCAGGGTCGCAAGACAGCGCCACACGGTCGATGTGCTCACCCACGGCCTTGAATGACTCCTGAAGAATCTTGTTCTCCAGAAGCACCTTGGCATCGTTGGCGCGGATCACGCGGCTTTCGTTCGTGTCGTTCATCCAACAGCCCCATCAGATGCCGCCTCTTGGGCTGGCGTGAGTACGGTGTTCGCGCTGATCTGCGCAGCGTCCAGCTTGGCCTGTGCGTCGATCTTGGCGATCAGGATGTCAACCTCTGCCTTGAGTCGGGCGCGTTCACGCTCCAGATCCATCTGCATCTGTTGCTTCACCTGCTGGAGTTGCATCTCCATCATCATGCGGTTGCGCTGCTGCTCAGACTCGACCTGCTGACGATGCGCGTCCACCTGGGCTTGCATCTTCATCTCCATCTGAGACAGCTGCGCATCAGCCTGGATACGCGCCTGCTGGGCCTGCATGTCGGCCTGCACCTTCATCATCTCTGGATTCGGCTGAGAGTGCGCCATCTGCATGATCTGCTGATGCTCCTGAGACATCGGCGTAATGGCGTACTTCTGAGGAATCTCGATGCCCATCGACTTGGCGGTGTCTTCAAACATCGCATACATCCGTTCGTAGACGGGCGGCGGCGCAGCTGCGACAGCCTGGAGCAAGTGCCCTTGCATCTGGGCGAGGATTCCGAGCTTCTGGCGCTGTTCCTCTTGGTTGCCCGTTCCCAAACCCACCCGGACGGACAAGTCAGTGCGATCACGCCATTCCTTCGGGTTGATCGTGACCCACTTCCCACGCATCTGCACCACGCGGGGCTTGTCCTGATGGCGGATCAGCAGACCGTGGACTTGAAGGAACATTTCCTTCAGTCCCGACTCGGCCAGCATCCGAGTAATCATCTCGACCTTTTGAGATGCCCGGTTCAGTCCCTCAAGGAATGCGCCCTTTGTCGTCTCCCGGAGCACATCCGGGTCCATGACGGTGCTGGCGCGGCTGATACCGGTGCGCTGCTCCTTGCGGCGGTCGTAGTAGTCCACCACAGGAAGGATCTTGTCCAGAATGGACGGCACCACGACAGGCTCGACAGCATCCCCAATGGGCCCGTCACCTTTCACGCGCTTCACGCCACCCGGCAGAGACTGCAGGAAGTCCTTGAGAACAACGCGCTCGTTGACCAACCACTGGTTGTTGTTCGTGGCGTAGACGTTATCCAGCGTCTGCCGCTCAAGGGCTGTCTTGATCTCTTGCAGATCGGCCAGTTCGTCGTCCAGAGACTCGCCCACATGCCGATGCGGAACGCGCTTTGCGGTCCATCCGGTGATCGCACACGCCTCGATTGGCTCATTCCATTCCTCGCCATCGGGGATCTGATTGGCGACCGTGACCACCTTGCGAAGCTCTGCGACCCCATCCCCGTCGTAGTCCACGCGGACATAGGCCTCGCAGTATTCGATCTCGTCCATCGAACGGTCAGCCAGCGTCCGACCGTTGTAGGCGGATTCGTCTGTGACGGTATCGCGTGCGGTGATCTCGCTGCTGTTCTGCCGTTCCTCGTAGCTAGGGAGCGAGTAGACAAAATCCTTGTCCATGCCCATCTGGACGAGTTCCGACCGGCTCTTGCGTGTGATGTGCTCGACAAAGGGAGAATCCTGCAGCGACCCACGGCACCGCTTGGAAACGCGGATTTCCTCGCAGGGAACCGCCTCAATGCGTACCTTGCATGCCTTCTTGGTGATCCGCAGGCACAGTTCGAACACCTCGACCGGCTGGCCGTTGATGATCACCTGCTCGGACTCTTGCTCCAGAATCTCGACTTCTGCGCTGTCCTTCTGGAAGTCTGCGAACAGTTGCGCGATCTGATCCATCGTCAGGCCGCTGTACTCTTCTTCCGTGGTGGTCGTTTCCTCGTCCCACCAATGCTTTACATAGCCGTTCTTCAGCAGCAGCGTGTCCTTTACCGCGTCGTGCAGGATCATGAAGCCGTTGTTGTCCTTCATGATCACCTGATTGCAGTAGTCGCTCTCCTGCTTCGCCAGTTCCTCGTCTTCAGGACCGACAGGATCAAACTCACCCACGGAACCGGACTGCGTGAAGGCCCGCATGATCGCAGGCATGGCCCAATCGACCGCTTCCGCAAGGTCACGCGAGACGACAGCCGACCGTCCGACCATCTCATTCCCATACGGCCGTCCGTGATAGTGATCCATCGCCGTAGCACGCTCGTTCGACAGTTCCCCGTCCTCATGGCCGAGGGAGTCGCGGCGGTGCGCTTCGATGATGGTGATCAGGTCGTCATTGGTCACGGCAGTTGTACACCTTCCATGCTCATTCCCTGGCCTTCTAGGGCCTGTCTGACGCGCTCAATGCGCCACGGACGAAGGGCGGATTCAGATTGGCCGTTCCACACGCGCAGGGCGTAGGCTTGGGATTCGTTGATGGGTTGCAGAGCAGCACGCGCCGCGAGTTCAGCATTCGACGGTCTGCCGCGCTTCTTCGGTTCGGTCATACGACATATTTCGTGTTGATGGTCAGTTCCTCGCCCCACTCCGATTCATTCGTCATGGAGTCAGCAGACAGGGCGAGATAGCGGAACGCATCAGCACCGTGAGAAAACTCATCGTGAACAGGGTTCCCAGGCTCACCCGTGGCATTGCTCACATGCCTACGGTATCGCTTCAGGCACTCAATCAGCCGTTCCGTCCGTGCCTTGTTGAACCACACGCGATGGAACGATTCCCGCGCCCGTCTGATGCCGTCTTCGACGTCTGTCTGAGGAACGCGCTTCACATCCCATCCCAACCCACGCATGACAGCGGCATCGCTCTTGCCCGTCTGGTGCCTGGCAGCAAAGCCGTCGTGCGGCAGGAAGCACGATCCCCAGTTAATCGGCTGTCCGTCTAGCCTCAGAGACTTCAGTTCTGCGCTGTAGTCAGCAAGGGTTCGCTGTGAACCCTCGACGTAGTGGACGATGCGGATTTCACTCGCAACCTTCTGCGCGAGGATGATGGACATGGAATCATTGAATCCCAAGTCCCACACAAGATGCGTCTTCAGCGTCGGATCGTGCGGGACATTGGAGATACGCGCTTCCGCCTGCGCCATCTGGTCAAAGTAGATCGCTCCTTCGACGGCGGGCTTGCATTTGCCCTCCCAGATGTGCGCGTACTCTTCCGGCTTCATGCTGGCCTGCGCGTGCTTTCTCTCTTCGTCAAGCACCTTCTGGAAGTATGGGTTGTCCCCATAGTTCACCTCGACATTGATGCAATCAGGCGGAGGCTTGATCGTGAACCGCTGATGAGTCTCGTCCGACTCCAACTGAGGGTTGTAGGTCAGCCAGATTTCAGAGCCGTCCTTGCGGATGGTTGGCGTCAGGATGTCCCACGACTGCTTTGTCACGCTCTGGGCCTCTTCCACCCAGACGTAATCGACACCTTCGAACGATTTCAGCGCCTCTGCCGTCTGATCACTCAACCCGGCGAAGAAAAACTGAGTGCCGTTCTTGCCGCGAATCTCGGTGTTCAGCACCTCGTAGAACATCCCGAGGTTTAGCTCTGCGATCTGGTCGCGCAGCAACTGATGAACAGACTGCTGAATGCTCTTTTGCACCTCGCGGGTACACAAGACGCGGATCTTTCGGCCAGCGCCGATGATCAGGAGTGCCCGAGCGACCCCCCACGACTTGCCAGAGCCTCTGCCGCCCCTCAGAACCTTGTATCGTGACGGCGTGAACAGGAAGCGCAGCTTCGCAGGAAACCGCGCCTTGGTTTCACTCAAACGACACCTTGAGATTGTGGTTCAGCGGCTTGTCAGGGTCGCCCGCCACTTCGGTGCGACTGAGCTTCGGCGCGGCGAATTCGGCCAGCTTGGCAAGCAGATCGAGTGCCTTCCCAGGATCGGGCTTCATGTCCTTCTCAGGATCACCGTTCGCCACGCTTTCCAGCCACAGTCCGACGTTTTCCGTGTTCTCTTCCAAGAGACGGCGCACGGTTTCCCGAAACTCCACCGTCACCTTGTTGGGGCTTCCCGGTTTCCGGCCCCCAGTTCTAGGAAGGCCCTTCGGTCTTCCTGCCATGTCAGCACTTCTTCGGCGGCTTCTTGCCCTTGGACTTCTTCATCGTGATCCCCTTCTGTGAGAAAGAACAACCCACGCATTCACCGTTGACCCTGTGTTCGTCAGCGTTGCGCTACCGTCAACCACCGAGCCAGAGCCGGTGAGTGATCCCGTAGAGACATGCAGCGTGTAATGCGCCGCAGTTCCCGATACCGTCGAACCCGCGCCCACCAGAGCGCCCGTCGCAGCGTGCTGATGCGCGGCAGTGCCAGAAAGCGTAGAACCCGCACCCGTCAGCGCACCGGTGGACGTATGAAGCGCGTTGTGTACAGCTGTCCCGCTTACCGTGGACCCTGCGCCGGTCAGTGCGCCTGTGCTGGTGTGCAGCGTCAAGTGCGCCGCAGTTCCAGCGATGGATGAGCCAGCCCCTGTCAGCGCCCCAGTGGCCGCATGTGTAACGGTCGCGGACCCGTTCCACCCCTGACCTAGATATGCGCCACCAGGATAGATGCCGCCGATCATCCGGCTACCTCAAGAAGCGGGTTTCTAGGGCGTTGAAGCAGTGTCCCGGATCGATCCTGTCCAGCAAGCCGCACAGCACGCAGCCCCAGCGTTTATCGTTGATCCTCGCCCGAGCAGCACGGCTGGAGATAGTCTCGTCCTCGTTGCCGTTCAGGGCGGTGTTCGCCAACTGGTCGAAGCTCACGGCCAGCCTGAAAGCACGATCAGGTGCCACCAGAATGGCCCAAAACATGCGCAGAGCAGCGAGTGCAGCCGCACCTACGCAGAGGAACCACAAAGCCGCCAGAACAATGCGCTTCACCACGGTGCCGCAGGCAGTTCTGCCTGGAGTTCTTCCCATGTCGGGAGGGGTCGCGTACCGGCTTGGACCGCCGCCATCACGGTGTATCCGTGGGCGTTCGACGCATCCATCCACTGCGCGAAAGCCACGCCATCCGCCTGGAATGGACCGACGTAGCCAGCACGCAGCGCACAGGTGAAGCGATTGTCGTAGCGCCGCTCTTGGGCTTTCGCGTCGTACAGGGCTTCGAGGCGGGCTGTGTAGTCGGCTGCGATCTGCTCGGCCTTTGCAGCGGCGTTGATGCCAGCCTGCTCCTGAGACAGTGCGACGACTTCCCAGCGCTGCGTCCAGGAGTCGCCCACCAGCACTGGGGCGATCTCGCGCACCTCATGCGTCACCCAGTCGAACGCCGGCTGATCCACCCGCTGGACGGGGAAGTAGCCCATCGCGCTCGGATCGAACGGGTCCGGGAACGTCACCAGGGGGTGTCGCTCCTCAATCTGGCGCTGCGTGAGCGGCCATTCCTGCGTGGCGGCGTGGATGTAGGTGGTCACGGCGCAGGCTCCATCTCGGCAAGCTGGGCAGCGATAACGTCACGGATCACCCGCGCCTTGCGCTGCTCCAGGCGCTCAGCCTGCAGGCGGGCCTGGAGGTCATCGCGGAAGGGGATCAGATCCCGCTGGTCTTCCGGAGTCATGGCTTCGATGTGCTCAACGGCAAGCCGGTAGTTGTCGATGTTGATCTGGTAACCCATGACTTCGGCGTCCCGAGCTTCCAGTGCGTCAGAAAGAATGGCGTGTTTCTTGTTCATTTAGATCCGCCCGAAGGCAACTCCGTTACCGGTACCAGCGGGGAGCGTTCCGGGGTTGGAGTACTTTGACCCAAACCCAGACGACGACCACGGATACGCCGTGACAAATGGAGACGTTGTGTGCGCGACCGCTATTGCTGAACCGTCTTGACAAAACGCAACACCGTTACCTGCGCCCGTTGGAAGGGTGCCTGGGTCACTGAACTTCGTGCCAAACCCTGACCCGCTCCACGGATATGCAGTGATGAACGGAGATGTTGAATGCGCTACAGCTACTTCAGTTCCTGCCGGAGAAAACGCAACACCGTTGCCGGAACCGGCTGGCAGTGTCCCTGGGTCACTGAACTGCGTGCCGAATCCGCTTCCAGACCACGGGTATGCCGCAACGTACGGGCTGTTTGTCGTGGTGAGCGCGATTGCGTCCCCTGCGGGAGAAAACGCAACTCCTCGTCCTTGCACTGACGGGGACGTGCTAGGGTCGCTGAACTGTGTTCCAAAGCCGCTACTAGACCATGCATACGCATAGATATTAATACTGCCATTGCAACAGACCGCAATTGCATCACCGGCAGGCGTAAATTTCACACCTCGTCCCGCTGTAGGCCCAACGATTGTAGTGCTTGGATTACTGAATTTTGTCCCAAACCCGCTACTTGACCACGGATAGGCTGTGACGTAGGGTGAATTTGTATGCACCATCGCTACGGCATCACCCGCCGCCGTAAATGCCACGCCAAAAACATTTCCAGGAGGTGTTGTCCCTGGATTACTGAATTTTGTCCCAAACCCGCTACTTGACCACGGATAAATGGAAAGCCCTAGTGCTATCGCATCGCCCGCAGCAGTAAAAGCAACGCAGTTTCCGTTCGTCGGAAGCGTACCAGGATCGCTGAATTTTGTTCCAAACCCAGACGACCACGGATACGCCGCAACAAACGGCGATGTGCCGCACGACACTGCTACGTAATAGCTGTACGACGCACCAGATACCTTCGGCGACCGACCACTGAGAAGCCCAGGTATCAGCATCAGTGCGCCCACCCACCATAGACCGTAGACCCGGCATCAGTAGTCCACAGGATGACCCAGTCCGTGCCAGACGACTGGAACGCAGTCCGCCCGGTCCACGCAGCCAGCCAGGTGGTCACGCTGGTCGTAGTGGTCCCATCGGGCTTCACCCAGTTGATGGTGGGCCATGACACGGTGTACGCGCCGAAGTTGATGGCCTGCAGCAGGATCGCTCCGTAATTCCCCGACGGGGGCCAGTTGCTGGGGGCGTTGACGGTGAAGTTTCCGGTGGCCGTGATCTTCTGCAGGCTCCCGGCGGTGTAGTCCATCGTCTGAGCCGTGGTGCTGCTGTTGCCCTTGTCTACAGCAGTGGCGCCCCAGTCGATCATCATCACGCGGGTGATCTTGTGATCGCTGCCGGTGACATCACCAGCCAACCCGGTTACCGTGAGTGCTCCGGCGCTGGAGAGCGTCGCGTCTCCAGACATGGAGACAGGTGCATACGCCGTCCCGCCTGCGTTGCCTGCAAGGATCTGCCCTGCACTCGGAGCCGTGTTCGGCACCACAGCCGCAAGCGTCATCGTTGTTTCGATGTCCGTCAGCGTCTTTTTCGTCACCGCCGCGAATATCTGATCGCCCACGGTGATCGACCTCGCCGACGAACTCTCCTGCGCCCTGGTGATCGTCAGCGTGTCCGTGCTGATGTTCGTGACGCGCACGATCTCCGCGTTGCTCGGGTCAGGCTGAGTGCTGGCCGGGCACACGACGGCGTTGAACGGCACTGCGGGGAACCGCGAACCCTGCCCCGCCGTGACCACCAGCGAGGTTCCGCTGCTGGCCGGGCTCGGCGCAGTGGCAACCGCCGAGACGGCGAAATTCGCGTGGGCGTCCACTGCCATCAGGCGCTCAGTGCGGCGTAAGTGAGGCTTGAGCAGCTCACGGTGTCACCCGCGCCGATGGTCATCCCACCAGACAGGTTGATGTCGCTTGCACTCGCCGCGACAGCGCAGTGAATCACGATCGTGCCGCCCGATGTCTCCAGCGTGGCCGTGGCGACCGCAGAGGCATTGCCGGTCGCGTTGGTGTCCGACGTGATCGCGTTGGCCGTGGCCGTTCCGCTGGAGGATGCGCCGAACGCCGTGGCGCTCAGGCTCAGGGTAGCCGCTGCCGTGCCGGGTGCGCCGATCGTGCCGCTGGTGCGGAACTTGAGCTTACCGCTGGCCCCGATCAGGGCCGTCACTGCGTCCGTCGCTGCGTTCTTGGCTGCTGTGCTGTGTGTCACGCTCATGGATGATCCCCAGTTCTGCGAGTTGTTCGGGTGTTGCGCGTCCGATCAACTCGACGTGCTCTGTCTGTCCGCTCTTGCGGGTGATGGTGAGTCCGATGCGAAGCTCACCGGGAGGGCCTTGAAGGTTCACCCCAGCACCGCAGCAGCAGCAGCCTTCAGGGCGGCAATCTGCGCCTCAGTCTCGGCCAGCTTCATGGACGCCACGTTCACCTGAGCGTTCAGCGACTCCAGCTTCGTGAGTGCGTCATTCGTCTGCGATTCCAGCTTGGCGATGGCGGAAAGATGATCGTCTTCCGTCTTGGTACGCCTGTCCTGCGCTTCAGCGATGATCTCTGTGGCCTTCGCCATTGCCGCAGTAATCCTGGCCTCTGATGCCGCTTCAGCGTCTGCGATCACCTGGGACATGTGCGCCTCGACCTCGGCCAACTCCGCCTTGGCCTTCACCACTGCCTGAGCAGCGTCATGCGCCCGCGACGCCTCAGCATCAGCAAGCCTCTGCAGGTTGCTCACTCCTTCCAGAGCATCAGCAAGCCCTGCGAGGTCGTTGAACAGCACCTGAAAGCGCCGGATGGCCTCGATCCCATGTTGAATGTCAGCCATGATTAGCCCCTGCGGATGGTGTTGCGGCGTGCGAACAGCGTCACGACGACACTCGCGCCAGATCCCGCCGTTGTGAGCTTCGGTCGGACGTAGGCGGGCTTCTCGATGCTCTGCTTCGGAGCGCCGTCAGCCGTCCATGTGATGGCGCTGCCACCCGACACATTGGTCATCGCACCGAACAGGCCGTCCGTGTTGGTGTTCGACCCCTGAATGGCGACAGTCGCACCGCCCCATGTTCCGGTCGCGTGCCAACACAGGTCCGTGTGCTGGGCGATCTCAGGACCGAGGGCCACGCCAGTGGTGTCGCTGCTGGTGAGCGTCCAACTGGCGAGCTTCGAATGTCCGTAGCCGTCACCTACGTCGGTGACTGTCGGAGTGACTAGAGCCATAGCTTTCCCCTATAGGAATCTGTTACGGATATTGGTTCTAGCTATAGCTCGCCGCTGATATAACGGTTTGGCATAGCTCTAGCCAAAAAAAGAGAGGGTGGCCGGGCGACATCCCATGATTGACAGGAGTCGAACAGGAGTGCGGGATGTGCCCAGGCCAAAAAGAAAGCCCGCTTTGTGCGGGCCTGATGCCGGGGAAAGCTTCGCCCCGGCCATCTCGATGCGTATGCGCGTGAGAACTACCCTAATCTTCCCATGCCTGCAATAGCAATGCAATAGCGTGTTGCTTTTGCGCTACAGCCTATTGTCGAGCATCGTCCGCCCATCCCTGACGAGCAGCATCAGCCCATCTAGGGTTTGCCCTAGTCTGCGGCGTGCTTTCATGGCGTCGTATCGGTACACGTACCACCATCTGATCGCGTCGCGGTTCTTTTGCGGCAACTGGCGGACTGCGGATTCCATCCGTGCGCCGTCCAGTTGATCCACTGTCGGATTCAGGATCGGCGAGTGCCACTGTCTGGCATTGGACTTCCCCATTCTCCAGAGTGACGCCTCAGGCCATCCCCTGATCCCCGGCTTGACCCATCTCGCCCAGTTCTCCAGACGGTAATGGATCACTGCGTGGCGCTCGTCAACCATGAATATGTCGATGGATTCACACTTCATCCGGCCCCTTCCGTTTTGCACGCTTGCTGGCGATCTTGGCTGCAGCCTCTTTGATGGCTGCATGGTCATCAGGATGCGCATAGATCCCGCGCACCTCTAGCGATTGTTGTTCCGCCTTGCGCAAGCGGTATTCTCGCTGGCGCTCTGCGTTTGTCTTAGCCACGGAACGCACGATCCATCTCAATTTGCTTCAGCGTTTCGATTGCTGCATCCGCGCTCAACCATCCTGAATACTCATCCACGATGGTTTTCTTACCTTGGTAGGTCACATTCACGACTTGGAACTTCCCGCTTTCCGTACGCGTTCCGATTCCATTCATCCCGGTTGCAGCTCTTGCGCTCATCGTCGCCTGACGAATCTTTGCCGCTGTTTGCATGACGTTCACTTGCATGGTCCATCTCCTGTGTTGATGGCTCAATGATAGCGCAGTTACGCGTAACGTCAAGGACTACAGCGCCGATTTCTCGACTGTTACATTTGTCATGCGTAGACCTTCACTGATGGATGGGCTGACTTGATCCTGTTCACGGTGCGCTTGATTGCGGCCTCGTACTGGCTACGGCTGATCTGTGACCGCTGGGCGTCGTGCCACCGGAAAGCCTCGCGCAGAGCCTCCAGTTCCACGCCTGCGACGCCAAAACGTCCTGTTCGCTTGTACCGTGCGTGGATCTCGCCTAGAGCCTCCTGCGCGTGTCTGCCGGGTTCCATCGCTTCCGGGCCAATTTTCATGTGGCACATGGACTCTAGGACGTTGCACATGTCGGCGAGGGCCATCCAATCGGCTTTCTGAGCGTGGCCCATGCGGAATGCCTCGATGGCCGATAGCTCAGTGAGCCGTAGTTTGTCCAAGTCGGATTCGCTGGTGAGCGCTGCGCCTGCGATGGCGTGCGTGATCGGGTTCACTAGCGCCCATATCTTGCGCTTGCATCGCTTTCTCATCGCACCTCCAACAGGTTCTCGCGGACCATCGCCATCACGGTCAGGACGATGGCTCTGTCAATCGTGGCTCTGCGCTGTTCTCTGGTCATGTCTCTCCCTTGGTCGATCTCGGTGTGGCACCTGGGGCACAGGGCCGCGCAGGCGCAGTCGTCGGCCTTGAGTCCCATCCCCTTGCCCTGGTTCCTGTGCGCCGCCTGGACGCCATCCGCCCCGCACAACACGCACTTGCCCAGCTTTCGGACTGCGGCCAGCCAGCGAGGGTTTTGGTACGTCTCAGGCTTCGGTGCTGCTGCACGGGTTCCGCCACCCATCACCGCCGGCCTGCCGCGTGTGGCCGTCAGGGCGCGGACAGATGCCTCGCGCTCTGCGGCTCGGCGCTGCTGTAGCTCGGCGGGGGATGGGCGGGCGAAGGTCATGTGGCGGTCAGGCGCGCCAGGTGATCGCCTTGACGGCCCACATCTGCGCCGTCTGCGCTTCGGTGATCGCAACCGACGCCATGCGCTTGACTTCGGGGTCTTCGGTACGGGCCCGCAGGTCGTTCATGCGGTCGATCACGGCGGCAAATTCCTCCTTGCACTTGGCGACATCAAGGTCCCCGCTGGGGTTGAAGGAGAGGCCGACAGCCTTCTCGCCGAAGGTCAGTGGCCGTTGGGTTCCATTGCTCATGCTTGCTCCAGTTGTGCGGCAGATGAATGCGCTGCCGCTTCGCTTGATCCGTCGAGGTGCGTCACCCGCATCCCAAGCTCCTGCGCGATATGCAGTTCCAGCCTGGCGACCTTGCTGAACGTGGTGCGCCTCGCTTGGTCCGGGTGCGTCACAGACTGAGCACGGCAGGGCCTTCACTGAGTGCAGGTGCTTTCTCTCGCGGTCTGTCAGACGATTGTTCATGCTACGGTCGCGTTCATCCATTCCACACGCGCACGCAAAATCCGACGTTCTTGATCACCGAATTGCTTTTTCGTGGCGCTAATAGTGTCTTCAGCCCGGTTCAGCAATGCATTTCTGATTTGTTCGGCATCAGCACCGATCAATTGAGCGTATGCCTGGAATACGGAATTCTTTCCAAACAGAAAGCGGATTGCATCGCTTGCTTCGGTGTCAATGTTTCTCTTGGCTTTCTGTTCTTTCTCTGTTGGCTTGATACATGCGTCCCTGATTGCCTGAGCAATCACAGCGGACAAAAGTTGCGCACATGCCGCCGTCTGTGGCTCCGTACCTTCGCGTGTAGAAACGAAATCAATCACCAGTGTGTCCCTTTCATCGTTGCCATTCCCTATAGGCTTGCATCGGCGTATACCCATACCCTATGCGCATTCCAGACGCGCATACCGTGCGGCATGTCCAGATTCCGTGCTTGCGGTAGATGCGGGGCTTCATGCGGCCTCCAAAAGGTCCAATTGGCCGTGCAGCGCATCCGATCCCCACTGGCTCGACATGGCGTTGGCAATGCCTTTGAATGTCCTGCTGCGCTCTTTCCACCTGTCTGGACCGGGAGGCATCCAATGAACCCTTGGCTCTCTGCCTGGCACAATGTCAGTCGGAGTCAGCGGCGGCAGTCCCTTGAGCCACAGGCATGTGGTCTTCGCCTCTCCGTGCCCAAACTGCCACGGGTGGATGATCTGATCCGGCTTCCTGATTCGGCTGCTGATGATGCTCACTGGGTTTTCGATGGCGATGCGCTTGATCGGTGCGGCCATCAGGAAGCGGACAAACTCCAGAGCCTCTGCCTGTTGACTTTTCTTGTCCTTGAACCACCGGCTACCACTGACGGCCAGGTGAGTGCATGGAGGATGGGCAATCATCAGATCCCATCCGTCCAACAGAACATCGCGCACATCGCCCTGATAGTGCGGGCCTTCCGATTCTGTCGGAAGCAGATCACAACTCATGGCGTTGTGCCCCCCCCCGGATGAAGGCATCACGAACAGTTCCTGAGTATTCGCAGGCAATCAGGACTCTCATGCTTCCCTCGGTGCCAAGTCATAGAACGTCACGCCCAGTTCGGTGCAGGCCCACGCCTCCACCTGATCGCAGAACGCTGAGAATTCCGCCGTGCTCAAGTTAGTGCTGCTCATGCCCACGACAGAGCCATCAGGTAACTCCACCACGCCGATGAACTTGCGCTTTGCCAGTTCGTGCCATGTTTCAGCCGCGTACAACTTGCCGTTGACAGTGGCCTGCGATGCGATTTGAGCCAGTACTCCGCTCCCCCAGTAGCGTCGGTTCTGTGCAGCCGTGCGCTTGCGCCTGGTGATCGTGAGCACCCAGCGTCCACCGGCCTGGAGTACCTGGCGCAGGAACGGGAATACTTGCGCTTGAATCGCCGCCCATGCTTGCTGGCGGCTGTGCAGTTCGATGGTGAGGGAATCGCTCACAGCGCCCTCGTTTCAACGTGATCGGTTTCAGGGTCAGAAAAAATGACGTGCGTCACCTCGACGTTCCCGTCGTCCTGCCAGATGAATCCCGTGTGCTTAATCGACGGCTCTGCAGCGGTTGCCACCCTCGCCAGGCGTCTCCACTCGCACAGGTCGGGCAGCATGCGTGCGAACTCGGCATCCGACAGGGTGAGCATGTCGGCCACGGTGCTGATACGGTGGGTCTTCATTCGTCGTCCCTCAGTGCCGCCTCGACGCGCCGGACCTTCAGTTCTGCATTCACAAGCTTGTGCCGCATGTCGATGTACGCAACATGCTTACGGTCGAACATCTCTCGCTCTGCTTTCAGCAGGGCCTCCAGCTTCTCGAGCCGGCGCAGTAGGACTGCGGGTTGTCTGCTTCTGTCTGTCATACCGCCCCCTCGAAAAGATCCGGCGTCATCTTGTCCCGGCTCACATGCATAGATTTGCCCTGCTTCCTTTGCGCTTTCGCAGGACGTGCATAGCTTTCGCACTTGGGGCCGAGTCCTGATGGCGTGCTGTGCTTCAGCCGGCGTCCGCAGCGTGTGCAGCGGATCATCCCAGCACCACCACAATCTGACCGCCTGCCACCTTGTGCCCACGGGTCAGCGTCAGCGGGTGGAACTTGCTGTCATCAATCCCCAGCGCACGGGCCACGCCGTCCAACGCTGGCTTGCAAGCAGCAAGCAAGTTGTCAAGATCACGCGCCCGGTAGTCTGGTGCGTGGAACGCGATGGACAGCGGGATGTCCTTGTCCACATCGAGCTTGAAGCACTTAGGAACGCCGTTCCTAGCCGCCACGAATGCGCCATCGCGGGCTGAATCCTTCACGGCCTTTACCGCCATCCAAGCCTTTCCGTTCTTTCGGTTTGGGTTCAGTCTGCTATCAGGCCACGGCAGGGTAATGGTGATCATCGCGCCCCCAGACCGGAGAAAGGAGACGCCGCGAATTCCTTCCACGCTTCTCCGCGCTTGATCTTGCGCAGCATGGACAGGCTGATGGGGTATTCGCCCAGCAGTTCCCCCGGGGTCTTGGGGGACTCACGGATTTCGCGTGCGTCTGCCAGACTGATCTTGGCGTGCGTCTTGCGCCTCAAGTTCGCCAGGGCCTGATAGATCCTCGGCTTGACATCGGGCCGGTTGACCATCTTGGACAGGATCTCCCCGACGTAGGTCGGCTTCAGGTGATCGCGGGCCAAGCACCTGGGGTTGTCACAGGTGGTCATGCGCTCCTTCGTCCCCAGGGAGCGTCCACCGTATGCAGCCCAGGCCAGCCGGCGGACGTGGACTGAGCCATCGCGCTCGCGCGTCACTGGCGCACCGCTTCTGCTCACCAGCCCGTCCCAGATCAGGCAATCACCATCCTCATGGCACCGCTCGGCGAGCCATTCGACCGTCACCACCTCCAGCAAATATTCCGTTCTCTTGCTCACGTCATCATCTCCACGTAGTCTTTCCGTGCCTGCGCGACTGCGTCAGGCCCCAGTTGCTCTTTCAGCCAGTCCAGCAGGCCGGGGTAGAAGTCCGGGTATTCCGTCTCCCACCGCTTGGCCTGATCTAGTGCGTAGCAGTGCCATCCCTGGCCGCCCTGCGTGCAGAGGTTCAGGAGGTGGGTTCGGAGGTCGAACATCTCTGTCATTGGTATTTCGTCGGACGATGCGGCCAGTTGTGGAAGAACATCGCCGGGTCTTCAGCCGCGCCGACGAACTGCTTTGAGTCACGGTGGAACCACAGCCCTATCGTTGGCTCCTCCTCGCCGTTGCGCTGCTTTCTGCAAAGCAGGTACGTGTCCGGCTCGGACGCCTTTGGCCCGTGTCGCTTTCCGGCCTTAACCTCGTCCTCTTTGCCCTTGTTGCGCCATACCAGCAGCACGTTGTCCACCTGATCGGTGATCGACCCCGAGCCCTTGGAGTCGTGCTTGTCCGGGACCGCGTTCTCGTTGGCTGGCTTTCGAAGGTGATGCACCAGATGAACATGGACGTTGCAATCGCGTGCCAGAGCGGTCAATTCGTCCACAAACCGCTTCTGACCGTTGAAGTCGTCCTCATCGGAAACGCACTTGGCTAGGTTGTCGATCACCACATGCGTGCAGCCAAGTTCCTTTGCTGAGTACCGCGCCATCCCCAAGACGTTTCGCGTGTCCGCCGTGCCTTGCTGGTCGTAGAGCCATAGGGACTGCTTGGCCCAATCCTTGAACTGGCCGAAAAGGTCTTCCACAGCGTCCAGGCCGTCTGCGCCTTGGAACTCAGGGGAAAATGGATTCATCCCTGCGAACATCCGCGCCATGTGTTCGATGGTCTTCAGCGGCTTCATTTCAAAGCTGGCGCAGACCACCTTCTGACCCTGGCCGATCAGTGACAGCGCGATCTGGTTCACGATCCCCGTCTTCCCGTGGCCGTTCTGCCCTGCAATCAAAGAGACTTCACCCGGACGGAAATGAAACAGCCCCCGAGCCTTCTCCCACGGCAATTCGCACTTGTGGCTAAGGTCCGGGTTGCGCAGCCTGTGGATAAGTTCATCCACCCACTCGGCTGCGCTCTTGACGTTCCGCTTTGCGTCCGTCTCGCGCTCGTACAGCCGGAAGTCGATGTCATCAGGACGCAGGATCAGGTCATCTCGCATAGCCATCTCCGATACGTTCTGGCAAATTCCGCGTGTTCATCCGTCGCGCCAAGCTCCCCCGCATGGCAAGATGCCCCAAGAAGGCGTGTATTCAGTCCTTGGAGCGCGTCAATTACATGGGTCGCTAGGGTGGTAGCCACATCCATGAAAATCACGAATACGGGCATTCCAACGAGGGGCCGAAGATCAGCGCCGATCCGGTCCACGATCACGGTGTTGGGTTCGTCCATCGGCAACTTGGCATTGCCGACAACTACGAGGACCGCTTCGGGGCGGTAGCCAGTGCGGCGCATCTCTCGGAGGGATTCCAGGCTCATATCGCCCCCGCCAGCAAAGATTGCGACTGATGCTTTCCACGGCCCGGTGTGTCCTGAGCCTTTGCCAGCCAGCGGTTAGCGAATGCACCCACGCCACGGGCGGTCTTTCGGTTGGCAGGGTTGGCAATCGACCATGCCCGCATCTCTCGCAGTTCCTGCTCAACGTCCACAGCAGGGAAAGCTGTCTTCCACTCGGTCAGCAGGTTGACCGGAACTTGCCATTCCGTCGAGTCGTTCAGCGGGATTGCGAAGCCGCTTGCAGGCAGAGAGCCGACAGGCTCGGCGCTATCTGTTTTCTGTTCTTGTTTCTGTTCTTGTTTCTGTTCTTGTTTCTGTTCTTGTTTCTGTTTCTGGTTAAGCAAGGGTTGCTTAACGGTTATGGAAGGCTTCTGCTCAACTCCCAAGAATTCGGCGTTTGCGTTCAAGAATTGGGACTTCCAAGATGCCAGATCTGGCACTGAAAGCGCCTGCTTGATGACCGCTTTTTTCTGGTTCGGGTTCTCCGGCGGGTTCCACTCAAGATGCTTGATGACCCAAACCCACTTAGAGGTTTCGCAACGGTTCGCAAACCCTTTCTGAAACAGTTCCCGGAACCCTTCCGAAACCTGCTCTGGTGTCCATTGCATGTCTTCGCATATGTACCCATCAGGAAGCTGGAAGACTCCTGCAATGTTGCTGTGCGGGCTGGTGAGAAGGTAGAGCGCAAGCAGACGACCAGAGTCGCTGAGTGACCTTGCGGTATCCCCAGACCAAAATCGCGTGTAAACCTTTCCGTAGTCCCTCATGCCCTCAACTCCTGCGCCTGCTGGCTGCTGAAGTACCCCACGCCGTCATCGATCTCGCGCAGCAGCGCTCTGTCCCACGCCTGGACGATCTCCGGGCGGCGCATGGTCATGCTCTGCGTCATCCTGCGTGCCCACCACACTGCTGACTCGCTCTGACCTGCTGCGGTGGCATTGCTGGAGTTCTTGGCGCAGAACTGGATCAAGCGTTCCGTGTCGTGGTCAGAGCCACGGACCTCGACGCCTTCAAGCATCTGGCCGACAGGGGTGGAGAGAACGCAGTTTTTCACGCTGCCTCCGCAAACAGATCCTGTGCTGTCTCTCGGGTGGCTGCGTCCAGGTTCTTGACGGCTTGATCAAAGTAGGACTTCTTCAGTTCCACACCAACGAACTTTCTGCCCATCTGCAGGGACACAAAGCCCTCAGAGCCGATGCCCATGAACGGACTCAGCACCACATCGCCGGGATTGGTCCACAGTTGGACGCCGCGCCGTATCACATCGAGCTGCAGGGGGCAGATGTGCCTCTCATCGTCGTGCTCTCGGGCGCTGCGGTATTGCAGGGTGTCGGACGGGTTGATATCCATCCAGACAGGACTAGCGACCTTCTGCCATAGGTCCACCGGGTAATCATCGTGCGTGACGCGCTGGGCCTGTTCTCCGGGTGTCCGCATGGTGATCAGGTAATCGGGGATGCCCTGCCGGCACATGGCCGCGTTCTCCCGCACGGACTTGTGCAGCAGGCCGAGTGCCTTGGTGCGCTGCATGGCCGTCACCGGGTCTTTCCAGATGGTCGCCTTGGCATGGAAGATGAACCCGTGCCGCTGGAAGGCCCGGATCAGATCACCGGGGAAGTCCTTCAAACCGATGTAGCCGTCGCGCTCCTTGCTGGCCGGCATGTCCATGCAGTGAAACGACACATCCCGTCCGGGCATCATCACGCGGCGCAGTTCAGCAATCAGGAATTCGAAGTGTTCGAAGAATTCCTCATGCGTTCGGCAGTTGCCCATGTCCCTCGGGCTGTTAGAGTATGTGTAAAGCGACGCAAAAGGCGGGCTGAAGATGCTGTAGCCGATGCACTGATCAGGGATGCCTTTCAGTGCTTCTACACAGTCACCATGCACTGCGGTGTAGTTGTCGGTCACGACTTGATCGATGCAGTTCATCATGCAGCCCTCAAGAATGCGGGCACGTTGACGGCCCTGCGTGCGTTGTGAATGTTTGTCTGACGCTGTGATCCGGCGACTTCAGCCATCACGGCATCACGGGTTTCTGCGCTCAGGCTTTCGGCCATCTGGGAGGCTTCGCGCTCCTTGCGCTTGAGGTTCGCCACGATTGCACCCTCGGCCTTGCTGGCGAAGATGTGTGCGTGAACCTCGTTCTTCTGTCCGAAGCGCCAGCAGCGCCGGATAGCTTGGTAGTACGCCTCGTATGAGTCGGTCACTCCGACGAATGCCATACGGTCGGCGTGCTGCCAGTTGAGCCCCCATCCGCAGATAGACGGCTTGCTGATCAGAACCCGCGCCTTGCCGCTTGCAAAGGCTTCCAAGCGTGCCTCTTTGGTGTCCACATCGTCAGAGCCGCGAATCTCTACTGCGCCGTCGATAGCCTGAGTGAGTGCTGTGCTTTCGTCATTCAGATCGCACCAGACAACCCATGCATGGTCCCGTTCTGCGTTGACCTTTGCGGAGCACTCGCGCACGCGATCCTCCATGCTCATCCTGCGGGCATCACGGCGTTCGCTCAGGGTTTGCGCCTCCATCGCAAACAGCATCCCATTCGTAGGGATATCTACCTCTACATGGTGCTCATGCAGATGAAGAGCAGGAAGTGCATATGCCGCGTCATCGAAGCCCAGATCGGACGGCTTGCGGATCAGCGCACCCCACGACACCACCCAGCGCCAGAACTGCTGTCGTGCGTGCCCCTTGAGCCTCCAGACTGATGTATCACCACCGTCATGCGTGAAGTACTCAGCCAGCATCTCCTGCCGGGAGCAGATGCCCAAGAACTCGGCGTGCGTGCCAAGCTCCGTCCAATCGTTCGGAGCCGGTGTTGCCGTGGCCGGCAGCTTGTACGGGGTAGACCTGAATGCAGCCGTCAGGATGCCAAAGGTCTTTGCATCGTGGTGCTTGATGATGCTGGACTCATCGAGGACAACGCCTCCAAACATCGACGGATTGAACCGATGCAGCCGGTCATAGTTCGTGATGTTGATGCCACGATCATTCACATCTGAGCCGTCACGGCACACCGTTACATCGATGCCGATCTGGCGGGCTTCCTGGGCCGTCTGCGCAGCCACGGCAAGCGGAGCCAGGATCAGGACCGGCATCCCGGTTTCTTTTCGCACGGCATCAGCCCAGGCCACTTCCATGCGGGACTTGCCAAGCCCGGTGTCGGCAAAGATGGCAGCGCGGCCACGCTTGAGCGCCCAGGTCGTCAGGGCCTTCTGGTGCGGGAACAGTGATTCCGGAAGCTCAGGAATACGCGCCAGTCCTGAAGGCATGACCATTGCCAGCTTCTTGCTGACGAATGCCTCGTAGTCCATCAAAACCCCCGGCGTGCGAACTGGCGATAGTCATTCGCCCCCGGCCGGCCCTCGCTGCGGGCCATGTACGCGCCGTAGCCGGTAAGCACGCTCTTGCTCGATGAGCAGCAGATCCGCCCGCTGTACACAGCGCCGTCCATCTCTGCGAGCTTCTTCTGGCCCGCGCTGGTGATCTGCCAGTGCCTACGGGAGCGCATCACCCAGCCCTCAATCCGCATGGACTGCAGCCACGACTCCACGGCCGTCTCTGTGAACTGGAACTTGACCGTCGCACTCGCGTGCGTGAAGTCGTGGACAGTGCGCGGCCTTGCGTTCAACGCATTGAGGACTTCGCGCAGGCGCATGGAATCGGGAAGGGCCATCGGTGTTCTCCTGTCGTTTAGTGAGTGCTCAGGACTTGCGGTCCTGATTCGTCCCTTCACAGTCGCTATCCATGTGCCGTATGGTTCCGTACATGGACACGCGAAGCGTCAACCTGATGAAGTCGGCAAGGGATCTGTCTTGCGCTGCCGCGATGCGTGACGCATCCAACAGTTCGCGTTCGGTCAGGGTCAACTTCACCTGCTCTGTGTGCTTTGTGTCGTTGACCACTTCAGACCTCGGTGTAAAAAAGCCCGCCGAAACGGGCAACCGCATCGCCAGCAGGGGAGACACCTGCGCCTTTGGAAGCGATGCGGGGGAGGATCACGCCGGCACCTTGTCTGCGCCGATCAGTCGATCCAGCGCACCGGGTTCGGCTTTGAGCTTTCCTGCTGTCAGGCGCTCAATGAGTAGCTGCTTCCCATCCGGCGGGTACTCGCCCCACTCATGCACAGACGGAGCCTTGATGCCAAGAGCGTCCGCCAGGAGCTTGTGCGACCCGAAGAACTTGAGGGCTTTTGCTGTTTTCATGTCTCTATGCTAGGCCACCCTTGCTTGTAACGCAATACGGTTACGATTGATTTTTGCTATCGACATACCATTTCCGATAAATACAATGCAAGGTGCAGCGTAGGAATTCCTATTGCAATGATGCGTAGTCTGCCCTAGACTCTCTCCATCGTCACCAAACGACGAAGGAGAGCAGAGATGAGCATCAGCACCACGGAAAACGCCAGTAGCGCACGGGCGCTGGACAAGCTGCACGCCGAGCAGGACGCCTGGGCGCGTGAGCGTGAACACGCCGAGGCAGAAATCCGCGCAGGGTTCGCTCTGCTGGGTGTGGTTCCCGCGCAGGGAATCGCACTGCCCATGATCAGCTTCCTGGGCCGCTCAACGCGCCGTGAGACGGTGCAGAGCCTGCGCGAGTACACGATGAACGGCATCGCAGAAGACGGTGCCTATGCCGCCCTGCTCAAGGTGCTGGCCGAGTCCGAGTGCCCCCTCGTGCAGAAGCTCAAGACCGCCCTGGCCGATGAGTACGTCAAGGAATGGGCCGACGACATCGCCGATTACCGGGCGGGAGACTGACCATGAAGCACCAGATCAAGCACATCAACGGGTCCGTCCTGTACGAGGCCGATATCCCGGATGACACGCCGAGCGGAATGGCTGTGCGGGTAGCTCTGGAG